GTCTGGGCAAAGTACGCACTCGCTTTTCAGGATTGATGAAAGATTGACTTCGTCCCTATCGCTGATGCCGATATTGAGAAATTGGAACCCTAGTGGTGATGATAGAAATTCGATAAGACTGCCTACGTCACCGCTACTTCGCCTTTCTTGAAAGGACTTATAGGAGCAGATATTGGAAAAGGGTATATTTTTAATATGCCCTCTGACGGTGAGAACTGCTCCTGTTATGCTGGTTATCTGGCATACCGATTTTGACTGCCTAGGACGGAACTCGCAGAACATGAGTGACTGGAGGAAATAAAGAACGACTTGATCACTCTATCAATCCAACAGCAAAGAATACGAGAACATCTTCAGAATACTGGAGCAGACTTCGCATTCTTTCAAGCTCTGAACATATACGACACTGTCAAGACAGGATTTCAAGTCACTTATATTTAATGGGAAGAATTTAAAGAGTGACTAGATTATGTTCTAGAGCAGGGTGCAGACTGAAAGTACCCTCCTCTGTGACCTATTATGATCTCGGGATGATGTGGAGACGATGAATATGAAAAGAAACTTTTCTAGTTTGTGGGAAAGGACGCATTTAGACATGCCTTTTTATTCGTCCCCAAGACCGGTCACAGACCCCCGTAGACATATAATGTCTACATGGAAGAAGTTATCTCCAACCCAGAGGCAATGCATGCCCTTAATGATTTCATCCCTTGTGGAAAGTTGTGCAACACTTGCTATCCCGAACATCATGACACTCTAGACACTTAGATCGTCGAGCTCGAGGATTCAGATATTGAGAATGAAGAACCCGAGGAGCATTTTGCACAAGCTTTCCCTTCAGAGACAGACCCAGAGAGAGCTCTCCAGAAGGAATTTGTAAGACAAGTTGAAGAGGAGAAGGTGGATCTTTCCAAAGGTGGGCTGTCTCGAGCTAAGTTCTCAAAAAGATTCATTACCAATACTGGAAACTTAAAAGAGTTCTGGGCAAAGAATGGTGCTGTTTGCGCATTGTTGTAGATCCCCCAGACCAACTCCAAAGGAGAACTTAGAAGAATCACTCCACTTGAATTTGCCAGAGTTAAGGAATATCTCAGACAGTTCTGAGCTGATAACGCGAACAAGTCAGCCTTCCCGAAGATGTTTAAGAAGATTTAAGCTCAGACAAAGTATGTCAATTCCCTGAAATTTGCAGAAGATAAAGATAGGAGTGAGAAAGCAGCCCTGTTAGTCGATCAATTGAAGATGAGAGCAGCACGTCACGTTTCAAAGTTAAAGAGTGACGTGGCTTATATCAGAAGACAGAATCAAAGGACCACCATGAGACTACTTGACAGGCTGTTTAAGCTCGAAGAGGAGGACATTACCCCGACTAAAGCTTGGACTTAGATGTTAGGTATGGTATATGTGTAGCAAGGCATGTATGAACCCATCAACTATCCACCTGAAGTCTATGACTCTTTGAGTATCCCCAGAGTTATCAGAGACGCTCTTAGTAACAGATTCCCCCACCTAGACCCCCGACTTGTTAAAACTGGAGTCGTCTAGGTCGAGAGAGGACTCTATACCCCTTGGATCACAGTAGGAACTGCAGAAAATTTGGCTATGAAGATAGCAGCACAGCTGAAATATGGTGTCCAGAAAGACTGTGAGAAGGTTTTCACCAACGGATGGATAAATAAGAGCAACCTTTCTGATGCTTAGATCTTTGACCTTTATAACACTTGACCACAATAGATGAACGGAGTTTCAGAAAAGAAAAATAAGTTCTAGATGCAAGACGGAGCAATCGAGGCTTGAACGTCCAACCAGGTCAGTGCTATTTGGGCCAAAACTTTAACCATGATGGGAATTATTTACAATGTAGTCGAATACACTGTACAGGGAAGATCCTCAGGCTGCCATGACTCACTTTGATCGGCAGCTGACAAATGCCTAGCCAGACTCTTAAACTCATCTAGGTTCAGAGGAGATGTTATAGACGTAGGATCTAAGTACATGCAGATGAACAAGCTCCTTGATATGAAAGACCACGGCGTCTGAGTTGTCAATCAAGCAGTCTTGCCGAATGCATGGAACTGGAATGGCAATGACTTGGAAAACCCCATCTGGAATATGAACCCTGGAACACCACTTCCCCCCTTAGACATCAATTACCCGGTACGATATTATGTTAGACCATCTGACTCAGTCTATGACGGAACTTATTACAGATCAAATGACCTCAAGGCTCTGTCCAAAGATCAGGCCGGTAGTAATTTGGCTTACCAAGCAGTTGTCTATCATGGAACTATCTAGCAATTTTGCATGGAGCGATTTGTTTTGAACCATCCCTCTTTCATTTTCAACGACAGCCATTACTACATGGATAAATCCGTTTTTAGACATCCGGTAATAGCAGGTTCCTAAGTGCTTATCTCAGGCATGGAGTACACAATGTTTGAAGGAG